ATAGTTTAGCAGTTATTTTTCCAACCTTTTTTTCTTTTGCCGGTTTTAAAGCAATATTTATTTCAACGTTTGTTAATTCACTATCTAAATTTAGAATTGATTTGTAAGCACCTTCAATAGCATTCCAATCAATAATAGAATCAACCTGCAATAATTGTTCTATCATATCTATTTTAAATATAACGTCTTTAAAGTAAGATAACAACTCGATATTATCGGAATTGTAAACTAACATTCTTGATGTGCTTACTTTTAATTCTTGTAAATGATTTTTAATTGTCAAGTTTTCCATTGTTCAAATTTATTAATAAGTTATTAACATTTAATGTCTTTTAGTATATCGTATAAATCACCTTCAACTTGTGGAAATCCAAAATTATTAACTTTAAAATTAAAATCTTCAAAACTTGCATTTCTACTTCGTTTGCAACTTACTTTAACTAAATCTTTATTTACTGTGTTTAACTCTAATTGTATTTGTGTTTCTGCTTTCTTTTCCAAGAACGAACCTAAATGTCCTGTTGGTTTATCAGTTCCAAAATTTGAATGAATTACTGTAACTATGTGACAATTTAATTCTTTTGACCAACGCATTAAATGTTGTACTACTTCACTTGCTTGTTCTATGTTATTAACATCAGCACATAAATCAGCAATTCCATCAATAATCACCAATCCAATATCTTTACCCTCTAATTTATCGTAAAGTATATATTCAATAAACAATACACGTTCTTTAAAACCTAATTGTCGTAATGCGTAGGTGTGATATTTATTATCTTTTAAACCGCTCATTTGTATTGGTCTTTTAAAAACCATTGATGCGTGAAAATTCCCTTGCTCGGTGTCAAAATGTATTATGTGTTTATTTTGCCTGTTACCTCTTAATTTACCACCAAAGCCCTGTAACTCGTTTTTCATATAAACTGCACTTAAAAGCGATATAAAGAACGTTTTCTTTGATTTAGGCGGTGCTTGTATAAAACTAAAGTTACCATAAGTTCCAATCGGTAGTGGATATGTTTTATAACCATCTTTTGTTTCGTATTCTTTTTCACCAAATGATAAAGCAGGTATTGGATATTCTATTTCTTCTTCAGGATTAATGTAGCAATCTTCTTCAAAGACTTCCATTAACATTCTATTTATTGTTTCTTGCTCTGTCATTTAAAATAACTTTTGTTGTGATACGTGGTTTTGTATTCTTTGTGTTGCTTTGTCGTAATACTCTTTATCTAATTCACAAGCGGTTAATTCAAATCCGTAATCGTGACAAGCTATTGCTATTGAACCTGAACCTAAATGTGTGTCAAGTATTTTATATCCTTCTTTTGCGTACTTATTTAAAAGCCATTTATAAAGTTTTTGTGGCTTTTGTGTTGGGTGTATTTTTCCATCTTTAGGAACTGAATATTTAAAAATCTTTGCCAATTTATCAAATGAAGTCCAAGCTAACTCCGCCATTGCTAAAGTAAAATCATCACTAATACATTTATCCCACACAATAAAACAACGTGTTGGTGGTAAATCAAAATAATTTCCACCCCAAATAATTTGATTTTTGCTAACTCTTTGCAATTCTATAAAATATTCTGCACTTGGAACACAATCCCAACCTTTATCAACTACTTCATTAAATTGCATTTTTCCACTTTTACCACCTTTAAATTTATCCCCAATTCCATAAGGTGGGTCTACAATAGCCAAGTCAAAATAGTTATCAGGGTAACGTGCCATCAATAACATATTATCTTCATTTGTTATTTCTATATTTTCTGTAATTTTCATAATTGTAATTTAAAAAGGGTAGCTTTTACACTACCCGATTAATTTAGAATGGTAAATCCACTTCTACTGTAGCAGCTTGTTGTGTTGCATTTTCTTTTTTAACTGCTTTAATGTTTCCATCAGTCCACACTACGTTTCCGTTTCCTAAATAGTTCTTAGCTTTTTTAGCATCACGTTCTTCTTTAGTTTGTGAATCTGTTAACGATACATTCTGCCCCCATTGGTTTGCTTCATCGTTAATGTTTAACGTACAGTTGTAATAAACCGCTCCGTCTTTACCCATTACAAACTTTTCTTTAGGTAGTTTGTCAACTCTAATGCTCAAATTGATAATTGAACTCATAATATATAAATTTACTTTGCCTACCTTTTTTTCCTGTTGTCAGCTATTCAGTTTTATTATTTTATAATATATTTTTTCTTCTATGTAATTCTAATACGTAATGCTTGTAATTTAATTCTTTTTTTACTTTTTTACCATACAAAACATCTTCATCATACCACATATCTTCTGAATGACATCCACCACCACCAAATCTAATTGTAAGACCTTCTTTTGCTTTACGTTCAATCCATTTTATAATATTTTCTAAATGACTTAATTCTAAATCACACAAATATATTTTTTTTCCATCTTTTGTTTTGTGTATTTTCATAATATTACTTAACTTTTAAAAGTTCTTGTTTTGTTTTGGCTGCTAATTTATATTTTTTTTCGATAACTTCAATATTACCACCATTTTTTAAATACTCAATAGCTTTTGTAAATTCAGGCGTGTTAACGTTTAACCATTTTTGGTCATCTTCAGTTGTCGTACTTTTTGCGTTATCTCGCCCGTGTGTATTAGTTGCATCAGCGTCTTGCGTATCGTCAATTAAAAGTAAGTTACCTAAAGCATATTTTTTACCATAAGAACTTGCAGAACCAAATTGTTGAGGAACTTGCATTCCTTTTTGTTGTAAATCTACTCCTACTATTGCAATAGCTTTAATAACGTTAATTCCGTTGTTATCGATAATACTTGCGGTTGATTTCAATACAGGTGGGTTTTCACAAATTAAACTTTCGTTAATAGTAAAAGATACCCCATATTTATCATTGTAAGGTTTTAACGCTTCTAATATATCTTCTGCTGAACGGAAGTTGTATTTTCCAAAAGAGTTAAACTTTGATTTGTTAGCTTTAAATTCTACTTGAATTTTAGATAGCTTTTCGTTTAATGTTAAATTTTTCATAATTCGTAAGTTTTTTGTTTAATAATTGTTTTGTACTCGTTTGGACAATCTTCATCACATAATTCAAATATGTGTGCTTTAACGTCGTTTAGTTTTGTTTCAAGTTCGCATATACGTTTTTGTAATGCTTCAACTTGGAATCTTTGGTAATCGATTAAATCTTTCATTTGTAATTGTTTTTAATTTTGTTTTATTTTGATGAAGCAAATATATAAAGAATTTTAATACAAAAATAAACATTAACATTTCATTAACAAAAAAAAGAGTAGTCGTTAAACTACTCCCTTTTCAAACAATTATAAAACAATCAGAAATTTATAGAAATTCTTTTAATTTATCTTTATAATATTGTATCATATCTTGCAAATCATTGTCAGTTAATTTAACTGTTTGCTTTGATTTTAAAACCATTTCTTCAGCTAATTCTAAACCCAAGTATTTAGCAAATAAGAACTGTTGACCTTGCGATGTTATATTACAACCATAACATTGAACACCTACGTTATTTTCGTCCCAACGTGTTGAGTAATGTCTTCTACTCATAAAATGCCCGTTTTGTAGCTTTTTCCAATGGTCTTTTTTACCACAAGTTACACAAGTAGCAATTTCATCAATAGAATCTTTTATGCGTATGTATTGACTAAATACTGCATCAAGGTTTTTAACTAACGTAGAACGCTTTACTTGTTTCATTGGTACAAATATAAAAGATAGCTATTAACATTTGTGTAAATAACTTTATTTGTTTAAACTGTAACTTTTTGTGTAGTTTTGCGTATAATAATAACCAATGCGTTGGAGACTTGCATAACCTAATAAATACGGACGATGCTTGGAACAGGTAAAATATTGAAAATTTGTTTTTCTTAAGGGAGCTTTTTCTTTCTTTTCTTTTTCTTTTTTACCCTTTTTTCTTTTTCTTTTCTTTCTTTTGTATTTATATAACTATTTTAAAATACTTTTTAATTAAATAATATATAATTAATAATAATATAATAAATAAAAATATAAAATACTTTATATTATAATTATCTCTTTGTACTTTCTTTTCTTTAATTACTTCTTTAGACTTGATATTTGATTGTTTAGCTTCGTTTTTAACAACTTTTATATCTTTTCTATATAAACTATTATCTTTTTTGTGTTCTTGCTTTAAAACAACGTTAAAATACGTTTTACCATTATAAGTAAATGGTTTTAAATTATCTTTTGCTTCTACTGTAAAAGTATTCAATTCATAATTAAATTTAATTTCAACATTTGAACTATCGGTTGTAGTTTTAGTTTCTACAATATTTGTTTCAACTTGTTTTTCTTGTTTTGTAATTTCTACTTTACGTGAACCACAAGACGTTAAAATTAATAAGATAAGTAAATATACTATTTTCATATGAAAGTGTCTTAAATGTCTTTATATTCGCTTTTAGCATCAAAACTTGGACAAGCTTTAACTACGCCTTTGAAATCACGATGACCTTGAACAATAGCGTTAGGAAATTGTTTTTTAGCTTGTTTGATTAAATATAATAAACTTTCTTTTTGTTTTATTGTTCGTGTATCTTTTGGTCTACCTGCTTCATCTATTCCACCAATGTAACTAAAATGTATTGATTGCGAGTTGTAACCTTTAACACCGTTTGTTACTTGTTCGTATTTTGCAAGTTCGTGAACAACACCATTTGCATCAATCAAACGATGATAACCTACAGTTTGCCATTTCAAAGTATTTTTCCAATAATTTAAAATAGCTTCTTTTTTAGTATTTGGTTGAGTTGCAGTACAATGAATTACGATGTATTTAATCTCTCTCATCATTTTTTTTATTTACCAATTCAATAGTTTTCATTATCGTATAAATAATAGAAACACACAATAAGAATATTTTAAGCGTAGCCTCTACATTAGAAAAGCTAACTGCCATCGCAAGTGAATTTAGTCCGTATAGTTTCAAATCGTTAATTGACATTTTTAGCTTTCATTAAACGTTCTACAATATTTGTAACTCCCTCAATAGTTATGTAAGAAGTTCCAATAATAACCCAATCAGTAGAAGTTATAACACCTGAGAATAAACCTACAGATGCTACAACAAAAACAGTTAGTTTTCGACTTACCCACTTGTTAAGAAATAAGTCTATTTTTTCTTTACTACTCATTGATTATTTTATCAAAAGGATATATCGAATCATTAACTACTTCATATCCTGCAAAAGTATGTTTAGGATTTTTAACCTCAATAGAGTTATCAAACTTAATTTCGTTTTCACTCATAACATCGTAATGATAACCATCAGCATAAACAGGTGCAGTTATTTCGTTAAAGTCTGCATCGTAAGTACCATTCTCTAAAACTATTAAACCTATCTCTACTATTGCCTGAATACCCTGTCCGTATTGTAAAGTAATTTCTTTATCAAGGTTTTCTACTTCTACATAAACTTTTTTAGCTAATAAGTCAGCTATAGCAGTTTCTTTGTCTGTGTATTTTAATTTATAGATATTCATTATATAGTTGTTAAAGTTGCTAATTCAGTATTAGATAAACGTGTTTTCCAAAGGGCTGCAGCACTATAAAAAGATAAAGAGTCGTTAAAACTACCCCATAAAGAATTAAACATAGTTGCATCACAAGTTGGTATTGTTGTTGCATTACTTCCTGTTCCAATTTGTACTCCATTAATATAAAAAGCATAACTTCCTGCCTTATAAGCAAAAGCTGCTTTAATTCTGCTACCTAATGTGTACGAAAAAGTTTGATAAAATAAATTTGTACTACCATTATATGATTGAGCATAAATAACACTTCCGTTTGAGCCAAATCTAATTACAAAATTTGAAGAAGTTTTTTGTATACCAAAAAAACTACCATCTAAAGGCAAAGCATTAATTTTACAATCCATAAACAAAGTTCCCTCTGTTTGTCCTATTAAACTACTTATTCCTGTTTTAGAAATAACGTCTGCATTACGAGTAACTGAACTTGCTACCGTAGGAATGTATGAAGTAGCGTAACTTCCTGCCTCTAATTGAGCACCCCAAATAAATAAACCTGAAGTACCATCTCCTGTATAGCTGTCTACATTATTACCTGTTGAAGTACTTACTCTAAACTCAAAGCCTGTAGAAAACGATGGGATAGTCATTTCTAATTTATACCATCCGTTGCCTACATTAGTTATTTTAGCAGTAGCTCCATTTTCTAAAGTACCGATAGTACCTGCATCAATGTTAAACCACGCTTTAACGTTTTGAAAAGATGCATTTACACCTCTTAAAACAACCCAATTTCTTTCTGATTTTTTAGCAAAAACTGAAAACGTATAAACTGCATTAGAAGCAACAACAGCTTTTTGTACAAGGTGATTAGCATTACTACTATTTTCTACTAATTTATCAGCAGTTAAAGTGCCATCGGGTGCAGTAGTAGCATTTGCAGTTATAGATAAATTTGATTTTATCCAACTTACATTATCAAACTGCTCAGAGTAAGTAAGTAAATTCGTTCTTTGTGGCTCTACTAAAATACTCGGACAAGTTGAATTTGTATAGTCTAATCTCGGTACATTTAATCTATCAGTTGTAGGAAAATATTCTGTTGCGGTTGAGCCTACTTCAATTTGCATACCAAAGAAATATGCTCCTGTTGTATTATTTCCTGTTAATGTTTGTCTTGGTTCTCCACTTGACCAAATTGCATTTGAAGGAGATGAAAATGGATAAGCCTCATTAGTATCAGTAGTAGCTGTATGTGTTAATTTAAACCAACCATTGCCTAAATTAGTAATTGTACTATTTACAAATGTATAGGTATTAGCATTATTTCTTAAAATAGTCCCACTATTTAAATCAAATTGAGTTCCGCTCCATCTACCTGCATTATAAATAAAACCTAAATTTACATATTGCGTTTCAGCTTTTTTTACAAAAACAGATACAGTATAATTTCCCGCTCCTTTTATAATTTCTTGAAATAAATTTGTTACACCTGTAGAAGTAATGTTTACTCTATAAGCATCTACAATTCCATTAATTGGATTTGCTATAGCATTTGCAGTTAAAGTTACATTTCCTTTTATCCAACTTGCATCTGTAAAAGTATTGCTATAAGTTAACAAATTTCTCGGAACTACTTCAATAAGCCCTGCACTATTAACTCTCGTAGCAGTAGTTGCTCTTGTTACTACCAAATCTCCACTCCCATCAGTAGGTTTTATCGAATAAAGTTTGTCTTCCTTATACCCCGATGGCGTAATAACAACAGAAGCACTATCAAATAAACTCATATATTTTCTATTAAATTAATTAAACATTGTTTTGC